TTAGCATACATATCTATTTTCGATTTGTCAAGTTCATCTAGTGTTTTATTGAGGTTTTTGGCAAAATTTTCTGAGCCTCCACCAAAAATCTTACCTACAAAGCCTGTAATCGCACCTGCGGCACTTCCTGCCCCCATTGCCGCCATAGCACCTGACAGTGCCAAAGTACCTTTGGCTACTTGTATTAAATTACCGCCATCTACTTCTGAAAATCCTTGTAAACCACTGCTAAACTTCTCTAATGCTCCTCCCATTAAGAAAGTTGCCGCGGCTAAACCTGCTCCAATTGCCGTGATTGCTAATCCTAAATTCGCCGCACCTAATAGAGTCGCCGGATTTGCCATTGCTGTCAAACCACTTGCTAATCCTTTTAGTCCGCCACCCATGCCGGCTAACATTCCGCCGCCACCAGCACCAGTTTTTCCTAAAACATTTTTTGCCGCACCGCCACCGCCGCCACCTGTTAGGTAACTTGCCGCTCCACCAACTACTGCTTTACCTGTTTTGACTGCGCCGATTGCCGCCAATGCCGTCGCCGCACCTACTGCCGCAGTTGCTATTGCTCCGAATGCCGCTTTACCTTCTGCTGATAATCCATCAAACCATTCATTAAATTTTGTTCCTAAATTATCAAGAGTCTCTCCTAAAGGTGTTACAAAATCTGCTATGAAACCTAACACGGCATCAGTCATTTGTTGGAACGGAACCATTAATTTTTGAAATGACGAACGTAATTTTTCGCTGGCTTGATCAAATTGTTTAGCACCTTTAGTATTTTCCGCTCTTGCTTTTTGTTCTGCTATGATATCACTTGTACTTTGTCCTAAGAATTTTCTAAACTTAACAGAATCTGCCGCAATGTTGAAGAATTCATTGCCCACGCCTAACTGAGTGGCAATTAATCTTTTCTGACTTTCGTCCATGTTAGCAATGTTTTCACCATTACGTGCCAATGCTTGAATAAACATATCACTTGCACCTGGAACACCATCTCTTAATGCCGCAACTGCTTCACGCACTCCGTCTACAGCAAATATACCAACTTGTTCTCCGCCTTCTGGGAATCCTTTTGCCAACAATCCTGTCACAGCATTAACCATTTCAGGAGCCGCCGCTTTGACCCTTACCATGGTTGCTTCTATTTCATCGTTTGAAATTAAACGTAACTCTCTGGCATCTGCCACTGCTTGAAGTTCTGCTTTGACTTGATCTCTTTGTAAACCTGTCAATCTTGATAACTGGTCTAATCTCAATAGATACTCTTGCGAGCCTGCCACCAACTGTGAATTACTCATTGATTGTGATCTACCTAAACTGGTTTGTAAGTCTAGATAATCAGCAAAGCCTTCTGTGATGTCTTCCATAGAAAATCCAAGACCTGTGATTTGTCTTCTGAAATCACTCTGCAGAATTTCTGCTATTATTGAATTAAATCTTCTAGCACCCGATGCCGCGTCACCGCCGAAACCAGCAAGTGATGTGTTAGCACTCATCAATGCCTGCGCCAACCTTGTCATGTCTATGCCGGCATCACCTGCTATACGTCTGAAGTCACTTACAGTTTGAGTTGTGTTGGCACCTATCTCTGCCAAGTTTCTAAATGTGTCAACGTTTTCAAATACTCTTGCCGCTAGGTCGGCTGTGAATTGTAAGATTACTTTGTTTAAACCTGTGGTGCTGTATGCCAGTTGATTAAATCCACCAACTAATCCATTTGCTCCATTAGATAGCGATTCAAAGCCGGCTCCTGCCGCACCTAAAACTTTTTTGAATACAACGACTGATTTGCTGGTTTTCTTAGTTTCTTCTGTGAACTCACGTTGAGCACTACTTCCGCCACCGCCTCCACTGCCACTAGAACCACCTAAAGCCTGTAGAATTTTTTTGGCAGTATCTTCGCTGGCTATTCCGCCTTTTCCTATTGCGTCTTGTAATAAATCTTCAATTTGTGCCATTATGCGATACCAAAATCCTTGTTACTTGTATTTAATGCCAATCATTAAGTACGCATTTAATATGCCATACTAAATATTAGCAGTTTAAAAATTAATTAACAATATTTATTGGAGATTGAATGTCACAAGAACAAATAGGTACAAATAGTAATCCACTTAAAAAGTATTACAGACAACCCAAACAGTTTGTAAAATTACCAAGCGGATATAAATTTTATCCAGAAGGATCTATACAAGTTCCTGAATCAGGTGAAGTTGCTGTGTACCCTATGACAGCAAAAGATGAAATGCTGTTGAAAACTCCAGACGCATTATTAAACGGCGAAGCCACAGTATCAGTAATTCAAAGTTGTATACCCGCAATTCAGAATGCTTGGGTAATGCCTTCAATAGATTGTGATGCCGCATTGATGACAATAAGAATGGCAACATATGGCAACAAGATGACTGTGCCAATCACAGTGCCAGGCACTAAAATTAAAAAAGATTTAGTGTTGGATTTACAAGAAAGTTTATCCACAATATTGTCAGCACAATACAATGACACGTTCTTTTATCAAAACATGGAAGTAAAAACAAAACCATTAACATACAAAGAATTTACAGAGAGTGCGATACAAACTTTTGAACAACAAAGAATTCAAAAAATTGTGGATGACACTAAAATGAACGATGAAGAAAAAATTCGACAGTTTCAAATCACTTTTAAAAAATTAACAGAATTAAGTGTGGGCATGGTTGCTAACACAATAGCATCAATCACAGTGGATGGTGAGACTGTAACAGATGCCAAACAGATAAAAGAGTTTTTGGAAAACACAGGCAAAGAATTTTTCAGTTCCATCATGGAACATCTAGAAAAAAATAGAGAAGCATTCCAATTGAAGCCTCAAAAAATACAATCTTCTGAAGAAGAAGTAAAAGAGGGAGCACCTGCTGAATATAACATTCCAGTTGCTTTTGATTCCGCAAATTTTTTCGTATAAAGATAGCAACACTCGACACATCTGAGATCCTGAAACTTTCCACAGAAATGGAAAATGAAATAAAAAACTTCAAAGCAGACTTGTTTAAATTGGCATGGTTTATGCGTGGCGGACTAACATTGGATGATATGTTTGCTACTTGCCATGAAGACAGAGAAGTAATGGGCGGTGTTATAAAAGACAACCTAGATACTGCTAAAAAAACAGGACAACCCTTCTTTTAACATATAGACACTATATATAAAGTATAAAAAATACCAGCACACACGGGGTCTAGAACCAAATAGCAACATTTAATCAATCACACTGCACTTCTAAATAAATCACATATGCAAGTCTACACACAAATTGTACGACCCCAGGAGTTGGATGAGGATGACCTGTGGATTCCTTGTCTTACCACAGCCACCGTTAAACACTCACCTGCTGAAAAACAACCTTTGATTGTCACACACATCGAAGCAATCAATCATTACGAACACAGTCTTACAAAACTGTTGGAACAGAAGGTGTTTGCTGTGGGTTCAAAGACATATGACCGACTTGTAGAGGTTGGCTTCCACCAAGATAATATTCATTGGCGACACAGAGCGGACGAGTTAAGATTGCGTGCCAAAAACATAGGCCCAATGACTTGGCTCCACGGAGACAAGTACGCCAGAGATTTTGGCGCCATACCAGAAGTCACAGCAATTCAAACCTACGAATCAAAACCAGATGCCACAGCCATCAAACAGATATTGAAACTGGAACCAGATGTAATTCATGTGTATTCAGATGCTGTATTGAAAGAGTTGGAGATTAGAAACTGGAGTCACACCAAGTTGAAACACGTTGCGTCCGCGGAACCTGATAATTCTGTTTGGTTAGATTGTGAATCGTTTGATCCTAATGTTTAAGAACGACTAGCGTCGTTCTGCTTTTCGCTTACGCTCAAGCATTAAAGCAATTACATAACGAAGTTATGTGTCGCATCATGCAGACAGTTGATCCATACTTCACCCAGTAACGGGAAAAGTATGAAGCCATCATGCGAGACTAGCCTGCCATTTTGTGAAAGGAACTTTTGTACGGAAGCGGTGACCCGCCAACTCCCTATTCCAGACTTCATTAGTCACGGGCAACTGACCCACCCTTCACAAACAAAGTGAGCAGTTGTGATGTTGTATCTTTTTCACAGAGCATCTTCTTTTGTGCCTTTAGTTAGCACTCGACTTGCAACTCAGGATTCACCATTGTGTTTCAAACGCACTTCCTGGATCTACGATCAATTTGGTTGCTATGTTAAGCCTTGTTGTAATTTTTAAGTTCTTCTTTAAGGATTTTGGAACCACCAACTCTCACATTGATAATGCCATTGTAGTAATCATCGGATTCTAACACTCGCCTTTCGAACTGTTCTCGAGCCTCGAGATAACTCATTACGCCTCTAGTGTTACAGATGTATAATATTTCCCTAGTAAATTTGTCTTCGCCTAATTGTGCCACGTCAGCAAGTAAATGATCTGAAGAACCCCAATAGTCCTTCCAGTCCGATTCAACCTTGCTTCTACGTTTGTTTATCCTGCCCTTGAGAGGCGGACGTGTCTTCTTGAATTTTGCTAATTTTTTGCCCACATACCGTTTACCGTTGGTTGTGTTTGTGATGAGATACACAAATCCTTCGCAGTCTTCTGGTAGTGAGTCTATTGTTTTACCTTGATAAGTCCATGGCATATGGACATACTTACTGATTATTTTTTCCGCTCTTGCTGTTTTTGGATCTTGGACACTTTATATTGTGCTTCAAGTTCTTTACGTCTTTGACGTGCCAAAATTCTAATTTCCGCTAGTGCCTTTCTAGCGGCTACTTTGGTAGCGAGGCTTCGCCTCTCAGCAAACAACTCGTTTGCCTTGAAATAAGCCATGTACGCCTTGGTCAGTTTATCGTGAGTATCATCTTGAATGGTCATAAGTTTCCACGTCATTAGCATATGCTGTAAAGCCGTTCTCTTTCACAACTTTCAACACATTGTTAACACGTCCCATTAATTCATCTTTGTGCGATATCAAGAATATATTTTTGCCTGCTTCTCTGCTCATTTTCTTCAAGATTGCCAAACTGCTTTCTACACCTGCTGAATCCATTCCTGAATCTATTAATTCATCTAAGAACAACAAGTTGATGTTTTGATACAAGTTTTCCCATACATCTCTAAATGCGAAACTTAATCCTAATATCAATCTGTTACGTTCTCCTCTACTTAAATTATCAAAATCTAGTTCTTGTCCCAGTTGAGTGATCTCCACACTTAAATCATTTTTAAATGTGACCAAGTGTGGAAGACCCAATTGATCCAAGTAGTGAGTTAACCTGTTGTTCAAGAAGGTTAAGTTTTGATCAATTATTTTTTTCCTTATGAAGGAATCTTTGTTTGTAAGCAGTTTGTATAAAAACTCTTGGTGCTCTTTCAGTTTCTGTAGAGTGTTTGCTGTGTCCCAATTTATTTCTTGTACTGCTTGATTCTTTAATTCATCTATTTGATCTAGATATGGATTTGCTTCTTCTTTTTTGTTTTTGAGTGCTGTGTTGATTGATTCCACATACTGTCTGTGATCATATGCTTCTTTTAGTGTGTCATAATAAGTGTTTGGTCTTTGATCCAAATCCCCAACTGCTTCAATATCTTTTGTTGTTTGTTCCAGTTGTTCACTTAATTCCATTACATAACTGTTGGATTCACCATATTCCATTTCTAATTTTTTCTGCATTTCTTCAATTTTATCTTGCGGTAAGTCTTGTCCACAAGCATAACAAGTGGCTTTGTGATTTAATTTTTCTAAATCTTTGTGTAATTTTTTTGCTGTTTTGTCTGCTTGTTCTATTGTGCTTTCCAAACTTGCTCTATCTTTTTGTAATTGTCTTAATACATCATTAAGTTTTGTCCAATCTTCAAGTTTTTGATGTGCTTCTAATTCAGCATCAATGTCTACACTTTGTAATTCTTTTAAATTATTTTCTAATTTTTCAATATCTGTTTTGTTTTGATTGTGCCAAGCACTGCTTTTATTAGTTAAACTGTGAATTGTTTCTTCTACTTTCTCATTACTAATTTTTAAACCTTCTAATCTTGCTGTCTCAAGTGCTATATCTTCTTTTGAACGTTTAATATGTGTCTTTAAGATGTCTGCTTTCTCAGACAACAGTTGAATTCCTAATAGTTGTTCAATTATTTCCTGTTGTTCATTGTTGTGTAAACTTAAAAAAGGTTGCGTGTATGTGTTGAGTGCCACAATGTGTTTAAACATTTTTGGATTCATTCCAATCATTCTGTTCAAGTCTTCTTGTGTTTTACGTGAATCTCCTTGACTGACATCTGAAAGTTCTTGTTCTTGTTCGTCAATGTAATATTTCATTACATTTGGTTTTCTACCACGTTCTACTCTGTAGTTTACTCCATCTTTTTCAAATGCTATTGTGACCAACATTGATTTGCTGTTGGTTTTATTCACAAGATTGTCTTTACGAATTTTTGTTAGTGCTTCACCATATAGTGCGTAACACAATGCGTTGACTATGGTTGTTTTACCTGTACCATTACGTGAACCTGCGTCATCACCGCCCATGTCCAAGTTTTCACCTAGTACCAGTGTTAACAGTTTTTGTTGAAAGTCTATAGCCTGGGTTTGATTACCCACACTCATAAAATTTTTTACCGTAAGTGTTTTAATCAGTATCATTGTTTAGATCTCTAAATATTTTTAGCAAAACAGATTTATCATATGCATCAGATTCGATTGTTTCAATTTCTTTTGATACAATTTGATCAACACTTTCAAACTTGGTTATGTCTAGTTCTGTATTGATCTCTTCTTCTTTTTTGCTAGGAATTAAAGTAATTTCTCTACAATCATATTTTTTCATGAAAGTCTCTTTGATATAACTTGCTTCTTCAAAACTTATATCAATATCTAGTGTAACTCTTAGATGCATTTTGCTTTTCATTATTTCATCTGTTTTGTCCAGCAATGTGCTTAATTTTACATTTCTATATTTAGGACAGTTGCCCCAATTGAAATACACAGGCTCTGTGCCATGTTCTAGTATCATCATACCACGCTCATCATCATCAACATCTGCGTAATTGTGCGGAAACGGATTACCTAAGTAATGAATATTATTTTTAACTTGTCTTTTATGAAAGTGACCAGAGAAAACATACTCTTGTTTTTTAAAGTCGCTTGGTCTTAATTCTCCTGTGTCTGGCATTTCTACCATAGCATTCATAAAGAAGTTAGGCAGTTCAAAATGACCAAACATATATTTGCATTCCATATTGCCAACTTTTTTCCATTCATTGCCTATTAACCAAGGCACTAATATAGTGTCATCTATTTTTGTAATTTTATTAACCATTGTGATGCCTGGAATAAATCTTCCAAACTCTGTGGATTGAATGTCTCTGCTGTCTTTGTAATACAAATCGTGATTACCTGGAAAAAAATAAAAATTATCAAATGCTTTTCCTAATTTTTCCAAACATCTGATTGAAGCATCCATTGTGGTTATGTTTACACTGTTCCTGTTGTGATGCCAATCACCACAAAAGAGTCCTGTCTCACAACCATGTTTCTTTGCTAAATCTATATACCAATCTACAAATTCTTCACAATCATCGTTGTGTAATTTAGAGTTGGATTTTAATCCGAAATGTATATCGGTAAAAACTGCTAATTTCTTGAACAAAATAATCTCCTACTTTTCTTTAGAATAACTGAAAATGTTAAATTTGTCAACTACTTTTTTGTTCGTTTACTGACTTTTGTTTTTGGAGCCGATTTTGTTGCAGGTTTTGGCGCACTGCTATCACCGGAAGTTTGTCTGGTCATACTCGGCATCATATTGTTAAGTTCTAAAATATCATCTCTAATGTTTTGATTTCTTTTTTCAATATTAATAATTCTCACAAATGAATTAGTCACTGCCGCTGTGTAATAAGCAAACGGATTGTTAGATTTACTTTCATCAAATTGTAAACCAATTTGTGCTAATTGTAAAATGGCCTGACCCTGCATTTCATCATTGTAAGTATAACCTCTCACGTTACCTCTTGTACCGTATCTTTCACACAATTTCATCCACATCTTTGCTAATTCGTTTGTGGCTCTGCCGGCATCTTTATTAAATTTACCGTTTTCCATTCCACCATCCCAATGACTTTTACCCACACAAACCAAGTTGCCTTTTTTATCATATTTCCAATGCTGGAAAGGAGGAAAGTTAACTTTTACTTTGCCATCAGCAACTGTTTTTGGATTCTTTTTTCTGCCAGGTTCGTCTGGGATATGCTCAAAAGTCATCACTCTAAAAACTACATCATCTTTATCTATTGACCTATAATCTATTTCGCAGTCACTTAATTTTGTTTTTGGGTCTACTTTTTTACGTTGTTCATACGTTTGTTGCGTAAGTTTTTTGGCTTTATTTCTTTTGGCTTGGGCCACAGTTCGTATGTTTATGGCATCCACATTGTTCACAATCAAATTGTATGTGCTGTAGGCTTCATCCACAAAACTACAAAAAGTGCTTTTAGACTTGTGAATTTCGGCTAATAGGTCTCTGTTGTTAAGATAATTGACTTTTTTCATTAATATTCCTTGTTATATATCTCTTCATTATAAACTACTCAGTTAATTTTGTCAATAAATAAATGTAAGGACACAAAATGAGCATAGATAAATTCAATAAAAACATATTAAAGAACGTAGATAGTCTAAAAGACCTAGGGCAAGACATACAGAAAAATATGTCTGGATTTTTAGATACAAAAATTGATACCCTGGGCAAAACACTTGATACAGCATCTTCCTTTGCTTTTGGAAAATTGAAAAGAATGAAAGGTGATTTGAAAAAAATCACTGACGGAGTGTTAAAATTTGATAAATCAATGCCTGCGATCACACTGAACACTTCAGGTAAATCATCTGGAGAAGAATTGGATTGGAGAGTTAGTTTGTCCATACCACAGCAAATTAAAGACATTATTCAAGACCAAAAAAGTTTATTGGACCCACTTAAAGCCACAGGAAATAAATTGGTTTTTCCTTATACTCCAACGATTTTAGTAGGGCAATCAGCAAGTTGGAATCCAATGCAACCAGTACACACCAATTATCCATTTTATGCTTATGAAAATTCACGTGTGGATCAAATGACAATCACAGCACACTTCTATGTACAAAATGAAATAGAAGCAAGATACTGGGTAGCCGCTGTTCATTATCTAAGATCAATGACAAAAATGAGTTATGGACTATCACCTAATAAAGGTGCTCCACCACCAGTTGTACGTTTAAATGGATACGGTGATTACACATTCAAAGATGTTCCTGTTATTATACAAAACTTTACATTTGACTTAAAAGAAGATGTTGACTACATCAGCACAAGATTAACAGCAGAAGAATCTGGAACAGCAGATGGACCATCATCAGTAACATCCAAAGGTGGCACTTATGCTTGGGCACCTACAGAAAGTTTATTAACCACTGGTGTCGTACCACAATACAGCAGAACAAGACAAGCACAATTTGATCTTGCTGATTTTGTTAAAAATGGTGGCACAAAAGGAAGTGGATTTATTTAATGGGATTCTTTACTAATTCAAGTCCATATGCATCTACAAAGATAGTTGATGATCAATATCTTGACACATTAACTATACGTCCTATTCCAGCACAACCAGATGATGTGTTATACACAGTAGAATCACAATACAATCATAGACCAGACTTGTTGGCTTATGATCTTTACGGCAACGAAAAACTATGGTGGGTGTTTGCTCAACGCAACATGGA